ATGGTGACGGTGTTCGGCATTCTGAATCTCACCGAGGACTCCTTCTTCGATGAGAGCCGGCGGCTAGACCCCGCCGGCGCTGTCACCGCGGCGATCGAAATGCTGCGAGTCGGAGCAGACGTCGTGGATGTCGGACCGGCCGCCAGCCATCCGGACGCGAGGCCTGTATCGCCGGCCGATGAGATCAGACGTATTGCGCCGCTCTTAGACGCCCTGTCCGATCAGATGCACCGTGTTTCAATCGACAGCTTCCAACCGGAAACCCAGCGCTATGCGCTCAAGCGCGGCGTGGGCTACCTGAACGATATCCAAGGATTTCCTGACCCTGCGCTCTATCCCGATATTGCTGAGGCGGACTGCAGGCTGGTGGTTATGCACTCAGCGCAGCGGGATGGCATCGCCACCCGCACCGGTCACCTTCGACCCGAAGACGCGCTCGACGAGATTGTGCGGTTCTTCGAGGCGCGGGTTTCCGCCTTGCGACGGAGCGGGGTCGCTGCCGACCGGCTCATCCTCGATCCGGGGATGGGATTTTTCTTGAGCCCCGCACCGGAAACATCGCTGCACGTGCTGTCGAACCTTCAAAAGCTGAAGTCGGCGTTGGGGCTTCCGCTATTGGTCTCGGTGTCGCGGAAATCCTTCTTGGGCGCCACCGTTGGCCTTCCTGTAAAGGATCTGGGTCCAGCGAGCCTTGCGGCGGAACTTCACGCGATCGGCAATGGCGCTGACTACGTCCGCACCCACGCGCCTGGAGATCTGCGAAGCGCAATCACCATCTCGGAAACCCTCGCGAAATTTCGCAGTCGCGACGCCAGAGACCGAGGGTTAGATCATGCCTAGCATTCACCTTCCGGCCGCCCGCTAGCGGACCCTGGTCAGGTTCCGCGAAGGTGGGCGCAGACATGCTGGGCTCGTCAGGATCAAACTGCACTATGAGGCGGCGGTTCATACCGCGCCAGGGGAGCGAATGGACAGCGAGGAGCCTCCGAACGTTCGGGTCGCCTGCTCGGGTGATATCGATTGATAGTGCGCGGTTTCATAGTGATTTCCTTGCCGTCTAAGGGAGGCGGATGCCGCGCGTCATCCATTGACTTGCCGCTGATCGCGCACATCAGAACATAGTGGCAACATATCAGATCGGACACCCTCCGTAAACGAGATGTTGTGCGGGGACTGGTTCGGGCGCTGATATGTAGTGACGTTGTCAATAGGGATGCCGTGCGTGAGACGATTTTCTGCGAGACACCGGATGCCAAGACAGATCGCGTCCAGGACGCTACAGATTCAATATACTCGGGAGAGGAGCGCGCAGGCACTGGCCGCGCCGCTGGCTTCCGGGGTCCAGCGAGGGGACCAGTCGGGGTCCAAACTGCCAAGCCTTTGATATCTTGGTTCCTTCCTGGCGATATTCGTATGCTGGCGGGCGAAGCGCGGCATATCGCCAGCGACAGGGCCGGATTTTTGGGAAGCCACCCCGGCCGGAAGCCACCACGCAATCTGAAATAACAACGCAATAACAGCGCCTTGGCTGGTGGACTCCGGGGTGGATACCCTGGACTCCGGAATCCAGCCGGGGCCGGTGGACTCCGCCATGCCGGAATCCACCGCGCAGCGCTGCTGATTGCTGCCCATTCATCATCGACAGGACTTCTCATGACTCTCGCCTTCGCCCCCGAGCGGATCGAGCAGTGGCCGCTTGCGCGCCTGCAGCCCTACGCGAAGAACGCGAAGCTGCACGGTGCCGACCAGGTCGCGAAGCTCGCCGCCAGTATGGCCGAGTTCGGCTGGACCGTGCCCTGCCTTGTGGGCGAGGACGGCGAGCTGATCGCGGGCCATGGCCGGGTGCTGGCCGCGACGCAGCTGGGGCTGACCGAGGCCCCGGTGATCGTGCTCGGCCATCTGACCGAGGCGCAGCGGCGGGCCTATCGGATCGCGGACAACAAGCTGACCGAACTCGGCAGCTGGGACGAGGCGCTGCTGTCGGCGGAACTGAACGAACTGCTGGCCGAGGATTTCGATCTGTCTCTGGTCGGATTTTCCGACGGCGAACTCGACAAGCTTCTGGCCTTCGTGCCGGAGAGCGATGGCGAGGATGCTGGCGCCGGGGGCTCGGTGCCGCCGGTGACCATCCCCGAACCGCCGCGCAACCCGGCGTCGCGGACCGGCGATCTCTGGATCCTCGGCGACCACCGCCTCCTCTGCGGCGACAGCACCAGCGCGGCCGATGTGCGCCGCCTGATGAACGGCGAGCGGGCGGTGCTCTTCGCGACCGACCCGCCTTACCTCGTCGACTACGACGGCTCGAACCACCCGACGCGGAACAAGGATTGGAGCCAGTCCTACGGCGTGACCTGGGACGACAGTTCACAGGGCGCCGAACTCTACGACGGCTTCATCGCCGCCGCCGTGGCCGAGGCGATCACCGAGGATGCCGCCTGGTATTGCTGGCACGCCTCGCGCCGCCAGGCGATGCTGGAAGCCTGCTGGGAAAAGGCCGGGGCCTTCGTCCATCAGCAGATCATCTGGGTGAAGGATCGCGGCGTCCTGACCCGGTCGCATTATCTCTGGAAGCACGAGCCCTGCTTCATGGGCTGGAGGCGCCCGAACCGCCCGCCGAAGGTGGCCGAGCAGACGCTGCCCTCGACATGGGAAATGCCGAGTTTCGCCAAGGACGAGCGCCCCGACCACCCGACGCCAAAACCGCTGGACGCGTTCGGGATCCCGATGCGTCAGCATGTGGCGCGTGGCGGTCTCTGCTACGAGCCGTTCTCGGGCTCGGGTTCGCAGATCATGGCGGGCGAGGCCAATGGCCGCCGCGTCTTCGCGATGGAGATCAGCCCGGCTTACGTCGATGTCGCCGTGGAGCGCTGGCAGGCGGACACGTGGCGCGAGGCGATCCTCGATGGCGATGGCCGGAGCTTCGCAGCCGTAAGGGCCGAGCGGCTGGGCGAGGACACAGACACCGACGCTGCCGCCTGATGGCCGTCTATTACAACGATTCCGACCCCGCGGCCTGTGCCTGGCTGCGGGACCTCATCGCCGCCGGCCACCTTCCGGCTGGCGAGGTGGACGAACGATCCATTCTCGACGTGGAGCCGTCCGACCTGCGCGGCTTCGCGCAATGTCATTTCTTCGCCGGGATCGGCGGTTGGCCCTACGCACTGCGCCTCGCTGGCGTGGCCGAGGACCGGCCGGTCTGGACCGGATCGCCGCCCTGCCAGCCCTTCAGCCAGGCCGGGAAACGCAAGGGACAGGACGATGACCGCCATCTCGCCCCCGCTTTCCTGCGCCTCGTTGCCGCCTGCCGCCCGGAACTCGTCTTCGGCGAGCAGGTTGCCAGCGCGGCGGTGCTCGGACCATCTGGCCGAACGGTTGGAACGACGGCTGAAGGTGCGGCTGGCTGGGCGTGGTTCGACGCTCTGGCGGCTGACCTGGAAGCGGCATCTTACGCCGTCGCGGCGGCCGATCTGCCGGCTGCGGGCATCGGCGCTCCGCATAGACGGGCCGAAACAACGGACCCGTCGAAGACGAGAAAGCCGCCCGCGCCGAAGCTGAAGCCCGTCCCCGAGGCGGCCGTGACCGCTGTTGGCGATACGCTCCGCGAACAGGGTCTGTCGGTCCCAGCGGTTGGCGGCGGCGGCACCTTCCTGCAGGCGAAAACCGCGAACGAGGTGCTGAAGGCGCAGGAGCGGCGCATCCGGCTCTCGAGGCTGAAGGGGGAGTTGATCGAGCGGGCACGCGCGCTGGCGCTGGTGTTCCGGCTGGCGCGGGAGGAGCGGGACGCATGGGTGACCTGGCCTGCACGCGCGGCGGCGCTGATGGCGGCCGAGCTCTCGGCCTCATGCCGCGATGCGACGGGCCAGCAGATCACCGTGGAGCCAGCCGCGATGCAGAAGGTGCTGGAGAGACATGTACGCGCCCACCTCGACGAACTCGCCGAGGTCCGGCCCGACTTCCGGTGATGATGACGCGCTGACGGACTTCGACGGCGCAGGCGAGATCCTGCGCGCCTGGGGCAACGGGCTGCGGCCTGATCCGGACCTGACCGTCTCGGAATGGGCTGACCGGCACCGGATGCTCTCGGGTCGCGCCTCGGCCGAACCCGGGCGGTATCGCACGGTGCGCACGCCCTACATGCGCGAGATCATGGACCGGCTGTCGCCCGGTGACGCGGATCTCCGCGACCGGGTCCAGCAGCTCTGGCTCGCCTGGACAGACGAGGCCGACGCGGACGGGCTGACGGACTTCTACGGCCTGCAGGCCATGGTCGCGCGGGAGATGTTCGTGGCCGGCGAATGCTTCGTCCGGATGCGCCCGCGTCGGGTCGAAGACGGGCTACTGGTCCCGCTGCAGCTGCAGCTTCTCCAGTCCGAGATGCTGCCCTTCGAGAAGACCGAGACCGCGGCGAACGGCAACCGCATCCGCTGCGGGATCGAGTTCGATGCCATCGGGCGCCGCGTGGCCTACCACTTCCGCCGCCGCCACCCGGGCGACAGCACCGACCAGGGGGCGGCCATCCCGGAGACGGTGCGCGTGCCGGCGGCGGACGTGCTGCACATCTATCGCCCCATCGACGCGGGCCAGATCCGGGGGCTGCCGCATATCGCGCCGGCCATGGTGCGGCTGTTCCTGCTCGACCAGTACGACGACGCCGAGCTCGACCGGAAGAAGACCGCGGCGATGTTCGCGGGCTTCATCACCAAGACCGCGCCGGAAGAGCCCATGATGGGAGAGGCGGAGGCGGATCTCGACGGGGCGGCCATCGCGAGCCTCGAGCCCGGCACGATGCAGGTGCTGCTGCCCGGCGAAGACGTGAAGTTCTCGTCCCCGGCGGATGTCGGCGGCGGCTACGAGGCGTTCCAGTACCGGACGCTGCTCTCGGTCGCGGCCTCGCTTGGGCTGCCCTATCACCTCGTCACCGGCGATGTCCGGCAAGCGAACTACTCGAGTCTCAGGGCCGAACTCGTCGAGTTCCGTCGCCGCATCGGCCAGCTGCAGCATGGCGTCATCGTGCACCAGCTCTGCCGGGCAGTCTGGCGGCGCTGGCTGGAGACCGCGGTCCTGTCGGGCGCGCTGGAGGCCGATCCGGCAGAGGTGCGACCGGTGCAGTGGATCCCGCCGCGCTGGGACTGGGTCGATCCGCTGAAGGACATCCAGGCACAGGTGCTGGCGATGGAGGCCGGCATCACGTCGCGGCGCAAAGTGGTCGAGGCCACCGGCTACGACATCGAGGAAATCGACCGCGAGAACGCCGCCGACGCCGCCCGCGCGACAGGTCTCGGCCTTCGCTACCGCACGAGCCCCGGCGAGACGCAGGGCGCCCGCGCGACGCCGGCAACGCGGGCCGAGCCCGGCAACGGCGCCGGCAACGACACGGACGACGGAGCGGCGACGACCGATCCGGCCACCGAACAGGAGTGACGACATGGCAAGCTGGTATGCGATCCGCGCCCGGGGGACCGGTGCGGAAGTAGCAATCTATGACGAGATCGGCGCCTACGGGGTCTCGGCGAAGGGGTTTCTGGCAGAACTGGGCGCGCTGCCTGAGGGCACGCCTGTCGATCTGCGGCTCAACAGCCCCGGCGGATCGGTCTTCGACGCGGTGGCGATCCACAACGCGCTGAAGCGCCACGAGGGCACGGTCACCGTCTGGATCGACGGCATCGCCGCCTCCGCCGCATCCTACGTCGCCATGGCGGGCGACGAGATCGTCATGCCCGAGAACGCCTTCCTGATGATCCACGACCCGGCCGGCCTCGTGATGGGCACGGCCGAGGACATGCGCGCCATGGCCGAGGCGCTCGACAAGGTGAAGGGCAGCCTCGTCTCCGGCTATGCCGCGAAATCCGGCCGGACGCCGGAAGAGGTCTCCGCGCTCATGGCCGCCGAGACATGGTTCGACGCGTCGGACGCCGTGGCGCAGGGCTTCGCCGACCGGCTGATCGAGCCCGTCCGCATCGCCGCGAACTTCGACATTGGGCGCTTCCGCAATGCGCCGCCGGTGTTGGTAGAGCAGGTCGAAGCGGATCAGGACTCCGACGACGCGGCCGACTGCGTCGAGATCGAAGCGGACGAGGACACCGACGAGGCCGCCGAAGGCGATCAGCTTTCTGATGTCGAAAACGAGCAGGCCGCCGCCGCCGACACCGCTCAGCCTCCGGCCGAGACGCCACCTCCCAGCGGCGCGCCGCCGGATCCCGCCGCGATCCGGGCCGATGCCATCGGCCACGCCCGCGCCGTCATCGATCTCTGCCTCCTTGCCGGCCAGGCGCAGATGGCCGGCCGCTTCCTCGAAGAGAACGCGAGCCTCGACGAGGTGCGCGCCGCGCTCCTCGCCGCCAAGGCCGAGGCCGAACCCGAGATCGTGCCCCATCACCCGCAGCCCGGCCGCTCCTCGGCCGCGCGCCCCTGGGGCGAGATCGTCGCCCGCACCTTCAAGCTGAAAGGATGACACCATGACCACGCTCGTCGAAGGCACGCACCCCGGCGGTTTCCTCGTCTGGGAAGCCTTCCGCGACTACACCCGCGAGACGATCACCGTCGCCTCGGGCACGCTTGAGCCCGGCACGGTGCTGGGCAAGATCACCGCGTCCGGCAAATACGCCGCGCACGATCCCGCCGCCGTCGACGGCACCGAGACAGCCGTCGCGGTGCTCTGGGGCAATGCGGATGCGAGCGCCGGCGATGCGCCCGCCGTCGCCGTCGTTCGCGGACCCGCCATCGTCAACCGCCACGACCTCTTCTTCGCGGGCACCCCCAGCGAGGGCGAGATCGCGGCCGCCCACACGGCGCTCCTCGCCGCGGGCATCCTCGTCCGCTGATCCAATCCCGACAGGAGGCATCCTCATGGCCACCATGGACATCTTCGAAGGCGATGCCTTCACCATCGTCGAGCTGACCCGCGCGCTCGAGAACATCCCCTTCAAGCCCGCGCTGCTCTCGGGCTCGGCCCTCTTCAGCCCGCGCGGCGTGCGCTCCCGCACGGTCGTCATCGAGAGCCGGGACGGCACGCTGTCGCTGATCCCGTTCTCCGAGCGCGGCTCGGCCTACGAGCAGCAGGTTCCTGATCGCCGCGAGATGCGCGCCTTCGTCTGCCGCCAGTTCAAGAAGCAGGACGTGCTCTGGGCCTCCGAGATCCAGTCCGTCCGCGACTTTGGCTCGGAAAGCGCAACCCAACAGGTGCAGACCGAAGTGGCCTACCGGCTCAGGAAGCTCCGCCAGGACGCCGAGACCACTTTTGAGTACCACCTGCTGAACGGCATCCAGGGGCTGGTGAAGGACCCGAAGGACCACGCCACGGTGGTGAACTACTTCACCGAGTTCGGGATCACACCGGCGGCCGAGATCGACTTCGATCTCGACAACGCGACCCCCGCCTCCGGGGCGCTGCGCAAGCGCTGCCAGGCGCTGATCGAGAGCGTCGAGGACTCGATGGGCGGGCTCTCGGCCGGCGCCGTTCAGGTTCGTGCCGAATGCGGCTCGGCCTTCTTCGCCGATCTCGTCGCCCACAAGGAGGTACGGGAGACTTACCTCAATACCGCAGCCGCCGCCGACCTGCGCGGCCGCGTGGCCGACGAGGTGAGCTTCGGCGGCATCACCTTCCGCCGCTACCGGGGCGGGGTCGGCTTCACGGTCCCGGCCGACAAGGCGTTCTTCTATCCCGAAGGCATCGAGGGGCTCTTCGAGATCTACTACGCCCCAGCCGACACCTTCGAGACGGTGAACACGCTGGGCCAGCCGCTCTATGCCCGGACGATCCCCGACCGGGACCGCGACGAATGGGTGCGGCTGGAGATCGAGAGCAACCCGCTCCCGATCTGCACACGGCCGCAGGTGTTGCGCTCGGCACGGCGGACCTGAGTCAGAGCGTGACGCCGTATCGGGCGTGAAGATCGCTGAGATGCCGGACCAGCCAGTCGGCCGGTTCGGTATCCTGCCAGAAGCGCCAGAGTTCGGGATAGCTCATCGCCTCGAACGCCGGCGATGATCCTGCCACGCGCGCCCTGAACTCCTCGATCTCGTCTCGATGGGCCACAAACTCGGGACCGGCGGTTGGGTTCGCGGGCTCCCAGAACAGATAAAGCAGCGTCACCGGTCGGTCGGGGAAGCTGCGTGCCAGTCCGAACGCATGCTTGATAAGCTGCGCAGCGTCGAGCCAGGTGTACTTGTCTGGCCGATCCCGGAGGCGCAGCATTTCGCGGAAGTATCCCTGGTCGCGCCGCGAGTCTCTGATCTGCTCCTCGTATGCGGGTGAGAATTCGGCTCGGTGGGGCGACAGGTGTTCGGTCAGCTTCGACTCGATCCCGACCACGCCGCCGGGGCCCGAAAGCACGACATCGAGGTTGGGTGCACGGCCGCCGCGGAGTCCGGTGGGGCATTTCCGTTCGAAGCGAAGATCGTCGAAACCGGCAGCCATCGGCATGGCGAGGTCGGCGATCCGGCTCCGAAACGGCGCGAAGCAGTTGACCGCCAGCCCAGATGAAGAATGGGCCGCCCGGAACTTGGTCTGCAGCTCGTTGCCGTCGCCTGAGGACAGGTCTGCTTCGAAATCCTTCAGCGTGACCTGCGGAAGCAGGGTGTCGCGAAAATCTGCAACGTAGCCCTTCGGGTCGAGGGACGTGTCCGGGTGCTGGCCCATGAACGCCTCTGACAGCGCCTGGACGGCTCGGACCCTCGTCGGGCGTTCTGAAATCGATTCCTGTTTCATGGGAGCAGTATAGCCATGGCCAGCGCGTTCGCATCCGCCCTCGAGGCGCTCTTCGCGGATGCGCATCTCGCGAGTGACATCGTCTACATCGCCGAGGGCGGCGCGCCTTCGCTGGTCCGCGCCATCCTGCGGCGCCCCGACGACGTCACCAGTTTCGGCGAGGCGCGGATCTGGTCGGAGAGCACCCGGCTCGATCTGCGCCTTTCCGAGGTGGCCAACCCGCGTCCCGGCGACCGCATCGAGATCGACGGCGAGGCCTTCCTCATCCAGGGCGAGCCCGTCCGCGACCGCGAACGGCTGGTCTGGACAGTGGATCTGCGTCCGGCCTGATCGCGATGAAGCTGAAGCTCGACATCACCCCGGACCTCGTCGCCGCCATGGCGGCAGAGGTGAAGGCCGGAGAGAAGGCCGTCACCGCCGCTATGCGCGAGGCGGGCACCGGGCTGAAGACCGCCTGGCGCGGCCAGATCACCGGCGCGGGGCTCGGCCGGCGGCTCGCCAACTCGATCCGGAGCCAGACCTTCCCGAAGGCCGGCGAGAGCCTGAACGCCGCGGCGCTCGTGTGGTCCAAGGCCCCGGTCATCGTCGGCGCTCACGACACCGGGCCGCTGATCCGCTCCAAGGACGGGTTCTGGCTTGCGATCCCGACGCCAGCCGCCGGACGCGGCCTGCGCGGCGGCAGGATCACCCCCGGCGAATGGGAGCGCCGCCGGGGGCTGCGGCTCCGCTTCGTCTACCGTCGCCGCGGGCCCAGCCTGCTGGTGGCAGAGGGACGGCTGAACAGTCGTGGGCTCGGTGTCGCGTCACGCTCGAAGACTGGCCGCGGGCGCACGACGGTGCCGATCTTCCTGCTGGTGCCGCAGGTCAAGCTGCCGAAGCGGCTCAACCTAGACCGGGATGCCGAGCGGGCGCTGGACAGCGTGCCGGGTCTGATCGTGGCGAATTGGGTTGAGGGGCGGCTTGGATGAGTGCGCAACCATTGGAATAAACCGGACGCTCGACGGAGCGCATTATTCAGCGCCCACCCACTTCAACACAGCAAGTGCCTCTGGCGAACTACGAACTCGAAGCTTGATTTCCCCGCGTGACGTTTCTTCCGAAGCGGGAAAGTGCTCTTTGGTCTTGCCCGGATCAATAAGCCCTGCATTCAAGGCAGGCTTCCGAAAGTACCACAGGACCCACTTCTGATTCAGGACAGCTGAATACAGCCAGTCGCCCTTGGCTTCGAAACGAAGTTCTCGTTCTATGTAACCATGTCCGGCCGGGCGCACCGTGGTCCCGCCAGGAAAATGAGCATGGGCAAAGGTCAAATAGGCGTCGCGGACGGCAGCATCGATGGCTGTTGCCGCTCGTAGCTGTTCTTCGAGTCTATGCGGATCAAGCAGCATCTTTCCTCCCACCGCTTGGTTCCGCGCGGCCTTCATTAATCCAAACACCCTCGAAACAAACGTCAAGCGCGGAGTCGCGTGACAGATATGCCCACCCCTCGCGAAACCATCCTCACCGCGCTGCACGCGCGGCTCTCGGCGCTGCCCGCCACCGCCCTCCGCGGCGAGGTGCTACCCGAGCGCGTCCCGGCCGAAGGCCTGCTGATCCTGCGCGACGGCGAACCAGGCGAGCCCGAAGTCACGCTGTCGCCCCTGCGCTACCACTACCAGCACCGCGCCGAGATCGAGGCGGTCGTTCAGGGCGCCGATCGCGACGCTGCGTTCGACACGCTGACCGCCAGCATCGGCGCAGCGCTTGCCGCCGACCGGACGCTGGGCGGGCTCTGCGACTGGGTCGAGGCCGAAGCCCCGCGCCCGGTCGATCTGCCGGTCGAGGGCGCGGCCAGCCTGAAGGCGGCCGTGATCCCGGTGGTGCTGCACTATTCCACGGCCGATCCGCTCGGCTGATCCCGACAACCCGAGGAGAACACCATGGCACGAGCCCAGGGGGCGCGGGCGCTGATGGCGCTTGCGTTCGAGACGACCTATGGAACGCCGCCCGCCAGCGGCTTCACCCGCATGCCCTTCGCCAGCACCTCGCTCGGCGCCGAGCAGCCACTGCTGAACTCGGAGCTTCTCGGCTACGGCCGCGATCCGCTGGCGCCGATCAAGGATGCGGTCACGGCCGATGGCGACGTCGTCGTGCCGCTCGACGCCGAGGCTTTCGGGTTCTGGCTGAAGGCGGCCTTCGGGACACCGACGACCACGGGTGCGGAGGCGCCCTACAGCCACGAGTTCCAGTCGGGGTCCTGGACGCTGCCCAGCATGTCGATCGAGACCGGCATGCCCGAGGTGCCGCGCTACGCGATGTACTCGGGCTGCGTGCTCGACCAGATCACCTGGCAGATGCAGCGATCCGGGCTCCTGACCGCGACAGCCCGGCTGGTGGCGCAGGGCGAGACGGTCGGCACCACGACCAGCGCCGGAACGCCCGCCGCGCTGGAGCTGAAGCGCTTCGGGCATTTCAACGGGGCGATCACGCGGAATGGGTCCGCCCTCGGCAACGTGGTCTCGGCCGAGATCACCTATGCCAACAACCTCGACCGGATCGAGACCATCCGCTCGGATGGCCGCATCGACGGCGCGGACCCGTCCATCGCCGCGCTGACCGGCCGGATCGAGGTGCGCTTCGCCGACCAGACGCTGGTGACGCAGGCAATCAACGGCGAGGCCTGCGAGATGGAGTTCGCCTACCTCCTGCCGTCCGGCGAAAGCTTCACCTTCACCGTGCACGCCGTCTACCTGCCGCGTCCGCGCATCGAGATCTCGGGGCCGCAAGGCGTGCAGGCCACCTTCGACTGGCAGGCGGCGCGCGACAGCGTCGTCGGCCGGATGTGCACCGCAACCCTCGTGAACGACGTGGAGACCTTGTCTTAAGATTTCCCCCGGTTCCCGTGCGATACGGGAGCCGCTGTCCGGCACCTCAAATATGCCGGACAGCGGCGGGGGACGGATCGTTGTGGAGATGGTCGGAGAGGGCCGGTCAGTAGTGTGATCGCCCCCGCCTTTTCGAATGTCCTGAACGGATACATGGGGAAGACCTCGCGTCCTTGCCCCGAATGACAAGGCCAGGAGGCGAAAAGACCATGACCGACACTATCGGGATCGACATCTCGAAGACCACACTCGACATCTACCGTATCTCGGACGGCAAACGAGCCCGCTTCGGCAACGACGCGTCCGGCTTGAAGGCCATGCGCAAGTGGCTCGGGGCGGCACCGCTCCGCGTCGTCTACGAGGCGACCGGGCGCTATCACCGCGATCTGGAGGCCGCGCTTGCGGCTTTCGGCCATCACAACGTCAAGGTGAACCCCGCACGGGCGCGACGCTTCGCGCAGGCTACCGGACAGGGAGCGAAGACCGACCGCGTCGATGCGGAGATGCTTGCACGGATGGGTACCGTGCTCGGCCTCGAGGCGACCCCGGTCAAAACTGACGAACTGCACGAAATCAAGGAGCTGCATGTCGCTCGGGTTGCTCTGATCAAGGATCGGACGGCCTGCCGAAACCGGATCGGCATGGCGCGCAACAAGATCGTCCTGGCGCAGCTGCGCGCGCGCCTTCGCCAGATCGACACCCAGATCGCGCAGATCGACAGGGAACTGCGCTCCCGGATCAAAGCCGATCCCGGGCTCGCCAGGCGCTACGAGATCCTGACGTCGATCCCCGGCGTCGGGCCCGTCGCCGCCATCGCCCTGATCATCGAGATGCCGGAGCTCGGGGCGATGAGTTCGAAGGAAGCTGCGAGCCTCGCAGGCCTCGCACCTATCACGCGGCAGTCGGGAACGTGGAAGGGCAAGGCCCGTATCGGCGGAGGCCGCACTGCTCTCCGTTGCATGCTGTTCATGTTCTCGGCGCGGCCGGTGCCGCCATTGGCAGCAGCATCGGCGGCGCGATCCTCGGCGTGAGTGCCGCCACCATCGGCGGCTTCATCGGCTCCAGCATCGGCTCGGTGGTCGACAGCTGGATCATCTCGTCGCTGGCGCCCACACAGCGCATCGAGGGCGCGCGGCTCGACACGCTCCGCATCACCTCGGCCACCGAGGGCGCGGTCATCCCGCGGCTCTATGGCCGGATGCGCATGGGCGGCAACATCATCTGGGCGACCGATTTCCGCGAGGAGACGAAGACCACCACGCAGGGCGGCGGCAAGGGCGGCGGAGGCGGCAAAGTCAAGACGACCGAGTATCTCTACTTTGCCAGTTTCGCCGTAGCGCTCTGCGAGGGCCCGATCACCGGGATCGGCCGCATCTGGGCCGACGGCAAGCCGATGGACCTCTCCGGCGTCACCTGGCGCTGGTATCCGGGCGACGAGGCGCAGACGGCGGACCCGTTCATTGCGGCGAAGATGGGCGCGGCCAACACGCCCGCCTATCGCGGCACGGCCTATGTCGTCTTCGAGGAACTGGCGCTCTCGACCTACGGCAACCGCCTGCCGCAGCTGTCCTTCGAGGTGTTCCGCCCGCTCGCCGATCCCGACACCGCCGAGGGGCTGACCCGCGCCGTCACCATGATCCCGGCCTCGGGCGAGTTCACCTACGCGACGCAGGCGATCCGCAAGACCGATGGCGGCGCGACGGTGCCCGAGAACCTGAACGCGTTGGCTGACTCCACGGACATGGTGGAAGCGCTCGACCGGCTGCAGGCGATGGCGCCGGCGGTCGAGAGCGTCAGCCTTGTCGTGGCGTGGTTCGGCGACGACCTGCGCGCGGGATCCTGCAAGGTGCGGCCGGGCGTCGAGGTGTCGGCCAAGTCGACCACGCCCGCCAGCTGGTCGGTCAACGGCGTCAGCCGCGCCAGCGCCTTCCTCGTCAGCCGCGACGATCAGGACCGCCCCGTCTATGGCGGTACGCCGTCCGACTTCGCCGTGGTGCAGGCGATCCAGGAGATGAAGGCGCGCGGGCTGCGCGTGACCTTCTACCCGTTCATCCTGATGGACGTGCCGCCGGGCAATACGCTGCCGAACCCGTATTCCGACAACGCCGCCGGGACCGGCCAGCCTGCGTTCCCCTGGCGCGGCCGGATCACCTGTTCCCCGGCTGCGGGGTTCGCCGGGACGGTGGACAAGACCGCCACGGCGGCAAGCCAGGTCGCGGCGCTGTTCGGCGCGGCCACGCCCGCGAGCTTCAGCGTTTCGGGCCAGTCGGTCTCCTGGACCGGGCCATCCGGTGACTGGGGCCTGCGCCGCATGGTGCTGCACTACGCCCATCTCTGCGCGGCGGCGGGCGGGGTCGATGCCTTCCTGATCGGCACTGAGATGCCGGGGCTGACGACGATCCGCTCGGGCGCCAGCACCTACCCGGCGGTGCAGGCCTATCGGGACCTGCTCGCGGATGTGCGGTCGATTCTCGGGTCCGGCACTAGGATCGGCTATGCGGCCGACTGGTCAGAGTATTTCGGGCATCAGCCGGGCGATGGCAGCGGCGACGTGTTCTTCCACCTCGATCCGCTCTGGTCGGATGCCAACATCGATTTCATCGCGATCGACAATTACATGCCGCTCTCCGACTGGCGGGACGGGTTCGAGCATGCCGACGCGGCCGAGGGCTGGCCTGCGATCTATGACCGGACCTATCTGCAGAGGAACATCGCGGGCGGCGAAGGCTTCGACTGGTTCTATGCCTCTGCCGCCGACAGATCCGCGCAGGTCCGCACCCCGATCACCGATGGCGCGGCGGCCAAGCCGTGGGTGTTCCGCTACAAGGACCTGCGCGCCTGGTGGTCGAACCCGCACTACAATCGCCCGGGTGGGGTGGAGAGCGGCACACCGACGGCGTGGGTGCCGGAGTCGAAGCCGATCTGGTTCACCGAGCTCGGCTGTCCGGCCATCGACCGGGGCACCAACCAGCCCAACGTGTTCTTCGACCCGAAGTCGTCGGAGAGCTTCACGCCGCATTTCTCGCGAGGCTGGCGCGACGACGCGATCCAACGCGCCTACCTCGAGGCCAGCTACCTCTGGTGGGGTCAGGGCGCGAACAACCCGACGTCATCCGTCTACGGCGGCCGGATGGTCCATGTCCCCGAATGCGCCGCCTGGACCTGGGACGCGCGGCCCTATCCGTTCTTTCCGGAGCTGACCGGCACCTGGACAGACGGCCCGAACTGGCGGCTCGGTCACTGGCTGACCGGACGGCTCGGCGCGGTGTCGCTGCCGGCCCTCGTGCGCCATCTCTGCCTGCGCGCTGGGCTGGCGGAAAGCCTGATCGACGTCTCGGGCCTCTGGGGCGCGGTCGAGGGCTATGTGATCGGGGCACTCGAAAGCCCCCGCGCCTCGATTTCCACCTTGGCCCGCCACTTCGGGTTCGATGCCATCGAAACGGAGGGCGTGATCCGCTTCGTCATGCGCGGCCGCGCCTCGGTTGCGACGCTCACCATCGACGATCTCGTCGCAAGCCGCGAGGGCGAGGCCTTCGAGCTGACCCGCGGCCAGGAGACCGAACTGCCCCAGGCGCTGAAATGGCAGGTCGCCCGCGCGGACGAGGATTATGACGCAGCGCTTGTCGAGGCCCGCCGTATCACGGTCGACACCACGCGCATTGCCTCGGAAAGTTTCCCGATGGCGATCCCGCCCGAAGAGGCCGAACGCCGCTGCCGCCGCGCGCTGATGGAAGCCTGGATCGGCCGGGAGAGCGCCACCTTCCGCCTGCCGCCCTCGCGGCTAGCCCTCGATCCCGCCGACGTCATCCGGCTGGCGCATGATGGCCGTGAGGTCGAGTTCCGCCTCGTCTCCGTCGCCGATGCCGAGGCGCGCGGGATCGAGGCTGTCCGCCAGGACCGCGCCGCCTACGATCTGCCGCCCGGCGATCCCCGGCCCGCTTCGCTGGCCAGCCCCGTCGTCTTCGGGACGCCGGAAGTGGTGATGCTTGACCTGCCGCAGATCAGCGAAGACCAGCCCGCACATCGGCCCCTGATCGCGGCCCATGCCAGTCCCTGGCCGGGCGAGATCGCCGTGTTCCGCAGCGCCTCCACGGATGGCTTCGCGTTGCTGACGACCTTCGGTAGTCGGGCGCGGATCAGGCGATAG